GCATTGGGGTTTTGGTTAGTGACAGTTGAGCCAGCAAGGTTTAACGGGTCAAGTTTATTAAAGTACAAATTCAAATCGGGCAACTTCCAAGGGTCAATCTCTTGGTCAGTTGGGGTGCCTTCGGCGCCATATACTACGGCGGCTACACCATACACACGTTTGAGAAACGTCACGTCGCGAATGATGTTGGTTGCATCAAGACTATTCCATTCGTCATGAAACGCTTTAATCAACATTTCTTTTGGATGGCAATCCATTGTGATGATGCGTGGTTTTGCCAAAGCTAAAACGATGGGCTTTTCAATAATCTTAGGAGCAAGGGGGTGATACTCGAAAATTGCTTTACAAGTCTGATAACCTGCTGGACTACCCGGTTCAATATAATCGGTCTGTAAAAACTCCATCAGGGGAGAAGGTAGGGCTGTATTAGATACGCTTATATCAGACATAGATTATTCCCAAAAATATATTGCCCATCATACCACTAGAATCCAAGTTTGTTACCTAATCCAAGCGCAATTCCATAGACGGTTGCATCTAACAGATCGTCGCTTCGCTTGTGGGCTTCTGGATCCCCTAGTCTAAAGGAAGCTAGTTGTGTCAGCAAGTGATTTCGCGTTGCGCCCTTAAACGCTACGGTTTTGTTGAACGCATATTCGCTAATCTTCATTTTTTCTTGGTGGTAGTAACCTGACACGCTAACAGCTCGCTCGTCCTTGCCCGCTTGCACTAACTTACTATCAATCGGGCGCATCGCCCAACCGCGGTTGGCAGCTTGTTGCAGAAGGATAGAACCTGTTGCGGTGTCCTCGGCGAACACACCCGCGCTACCGTATCTTGCCCCACAGCCCCTAGCTAACTCTTCTAGCCTTGAGAACACACTTGGAATCCAATGCTCTAATAGTCCGCCATTAATCTGAACGACATCCCAATCGAGAATGGTCAGCGGAATGCCAAACTCGTTGAGCGCAAAGAACACCACGGCAGTGCCGTCATGCTGTTTGCCGCCTTTGACCGCGGTATCCAGTATGGCATATACCGCATCACAGTTGGTTGGATATTGTACGGGTAAACCCTCAACTAAAAGCTTGTCAGCTCCGAACAGCGCGATGTTTGACCAATCGACAAATTCTGCCAAAAACTCTTGTTGGAACACCATCGGGTGGTTGCGCTCGCGTTCGCGTTCAAGCTCGTCCAGCGGAACGTAAGGGTTTGTACTAGTAGGCGCATGGAACGAGCTAAACCCTAAGTCGGGTTCCTGACAAGCTGCATAGAAAAAGTTGTCCGGGTCTAAACCATTCGGGGTAGAAAATACCCACGATACACCGCGGGTTGTCAACATGGTTGGTTTGATGGATTTAAACCAAATCTCATCTTTCATCTGCGGTGACTTGGTAAATCCGGCTTCGTCAATGAGCACCAAGTTGTACTCGCGCCCGCGACCTGCTAGCTCATTGTCATTCAGCGTCCAAAAGTCAATCTTGCCGCCGCTCAATAGTTTGATAGTTCCGTCGTTGCGGTTGGCGCTTTTGATGATGGGATCTAACATGTCGCGCAGGTGATCCCACGGTTCGGCAAGCTGTTTGTGCTCGGGCGCGAAGATTCCGACTGATTGCCCATTGCCCGCGCCCCTAGCTGCAAGCCATTCCAGAAAGCGCGTCTTGCCCCAGCGTCGCCCGCAACGTACCGCGTTTAAGCGTTGTTGTTGTAAAAACAGGGCGTGTTGCCCTGAATGTAATACTGGAAGTTTGACCCTACGGGTATCAGCCATTAGCTAATAGCTTTCTTCTCTGGATCTGGTAACGTGTTTTCAATAACAATGCGTAATTCATTGGAATTATCGTTTTCGGGTTTAGCAGGTTTCCAGCCATGTAAGTGAGTGAGCACTGTCGTTGCGGCTTTGGTGTCACCATTCAAGGCGTTACGCATGAGCGATCCGCTGACGTCTGCATGATTTTTAGCTCGACCATAAATTACTGCTTCGGCAGCTTTTGGGTCAAATTGGCAAAGACGATTGAAGTCTACGGGCAAAAAGCCAGCAGCGATTGCTAGTGCGTCACCAGACAGACCGCGATAGGCAGCATCATAGATGTTGGCAATCTCTTCTTCGGTGGCAACAATTTTGTCAGTTTTATGATCAATCGAAAAGAATAGAGGATCAGGTGTAAAACGCTCCATGATATACCTCCGATAGTTAACGATAATCCGATATTAGCATAAACCCTATAGATTGCAACTAGGGGCTGTTTTACATAATATGTTAGTGGTTACTAACTTAGTTTTAAAAATTACAAAAATTTTTTCGGCTTTTGCAAAACACTTTTTTGCATATTTTCAGAATAAAAAACCTCATCATCGTACCCACCTATTTTAATGACCCCCTTTTTCGATTTTATATGGCAAAAATCCGCGCTTTATAAACAAAAGGCTAGCGGGCGATATTGCCCTGAAAGCCCCTAGCTATAAGCCCCTAGCTAAAAGCTGCTAGCTTGTTGCGTATAACCGGTGTTATGTCAAACAAGATTGGGTCAAATTGTCATCTATAAGCTAGGGGCTATTAGCTAAAAGCTAGGGGCTATCGGCTTGAAATTTTAAACCGGAGCGGGGCGCGATCAAAATTGACCTTATCTATTAGCCCCTAGCTATTAGCTCTTATCTCTCACAATTAGCCCCTAGCTATTAGCCCCTAGCTATTAGCCAATAGCCCAAAATTAGGGGCAATTGCACACCCAAAAATTATAGGTCAAATAGGTCAATTGTCATGCGCGAAAATGTTAGCGCCAAAAAATACATATAAAACCCTATTTTTATTTTCTCCAATTCTAAAAAGTAAAATAAAAATGACAATTTGACCTATATCAAACTATAAGCCCCTAGCTATAAGCCCGCCCTGTTAGGTCATTGTCCTATTTTTGCATGACCTAACCATGACCCAAAAAAATGACAATTTCCGGCTTTTTTGCAAAAACGCAACAATTTGTAAAATAATTTGTTGCAATACTTTAAAAAGTGTTTACAATACTTTTAAGCGCTCAACAATTCGGGCGCGACAATTTGACCTAACATAAAGGAATTAAAAATGCGCCCTTTGAAATTATCTGATGACATTTACCCTATTCATATTCAAAAATTTGAGCGTAAGTGGTACGCATGCGGCTCTCTTTCCGGTTATGAAAATTCGTTTTTTGATTTATGCGCTAGTTATGACGCGCGCCGTATTTTTGAATTATTGACTATTTCAGGCGCGGATTTTTCCCGCGTCGTTAATCATAACGCGCGCGAATGGAATGACGCGCTTACATCAACGGAGGCGCAATAATGGAAAACACTAAAAACGATGTAAGCATATGGGAAATTTTGGGCGCTTGCGTGCTAGGCGCATGTATCGCCGTTATTTGTTTAACAGTGTATTTTTACGTTATAGGGGGTTTTTAATTATGGTTCAAAAACTAACATTTAACCGCGCGGGCTGGATTGTGATTGCGATTGAAGAAAACAATTATTTTAGACACTTGCGTTTTGACACCGTAAAGGCTGCTCGCGAATTTCTAAAAGCAAACCCCGACGCGTGGTTTTGCGGCTAAACAATCAATTTAACTAGAGGAAAAATCGACAATGAAAACATACAATAGAGAATTTTTTATCCCTGAAAGCTATAAGCTATTAGCCAATAGCCCCGCGCTAGGGTTTGCAGCTTATGGCATAGCCGAGCCGCGAGCCGTCGCGCTCATATTTTCAGGGAAAAGCAATAAACCACGCTCGCATTATCGATTCGCTAGCGTGGAAAAGCGCGACGCTTACATAAATGAGCAATTAAGCGCACTAGAAAAAAGCGCGGCGGATAAGCTAGCCAAGCGCGAGATTAAAAAGCAATTAAGCGCCGCGCATGATGTAAAGCCGGGGGATATTTTTCGCGCCTCTTGGGGTTACGATCAAACTAATATTGATTTTTATCAGGTTTTGAGCGTGTCGGGGGTAATGGCAAAAATTAGCCAGATAAAAGAAATATCCGAAAATGATCCCCGCTTGTTTATGCAAGGCGTAAGCGTCCCAATGCCGGGCGCCTTCATTGGCAGGGTTTTAAACAAGAAAATCCAGCGATATAGTGAAGATTCAGAGCCGTATTTCAATATAAACAGTTTTACCAGCGCCCGCCGATTCAAACCCGCCGCCGTTATTGATGGAAAAGCAATATTTGAGCCTAGTGCTTGGACGGCATACGCTTAATTTTTAACTTACTAGAGGATATAAAACCATGATACAAACCAATGATTTTACCCGCGTGAATAATGACATTAACGGTAATCCCCGCTATGTTTGCCATTTTTTGGCGTTTACTACAAGCGACGATCTAGCCGATTATATGGGCATGGATAAGATTAGCCGCAAGTATGACCTAGCATTAAAGCGAGCTAAGTCGCTAGGCGGGCGCCGCTTTCATAATAAACAATATGGCGGGGGGATTGTATTCGGCTCTATCTACAATTTGGCGGATTTATGCGCCGATATCAATTCACTCATGGGAGCGCTAGAAAATGCCTAAATTTAGAATTTATACGGACGAAAAAATAACAGTTTGGCAGCGCGTCGGCTTAGTTATTGACGCCGAGAGCGAGGCGGACGCTCGCGCAATTTTAGCGGATCCGGCGCGATTTAATGAGCTAATGTATGACGGCGGCGGGGAATATAACGGGGATTGTGATCCATACTGGGATTCTGAAGAGCATTTCGAATGGGATCACGCCGCGCCGACAATCAATTTAATAGGGGGTTAAAAATGCGATATTGGATATCATCTTGCGGGCGTATTGAGTTAAAAATAGATCATTCACAAGCGGCGCGGGGCTATCATTCGGGCGCTTGTGATAGCGATATATCGGCGCTTATGAAATTACCCGAGATTAGCTCTCAATTATTAGCCCTTAGCCCCAAGCTAGTAGCCGACGCCTTGCAAGAATACGGCGGCTGGGAGCCGGTGCAATTAGCTAATCACGCCGATAACCTAGAGCGCTTATTGTGGATCGCTTGCGGGGATCTAGTGGACAATCAATTTTTAGATATAGAGGAAAAAATGCAAACTTTAAGCGAGGCGATTGCCGGGCGCGGATTAGTAGAATCGAAAGAAATTAAGCGGGTTATGAGCGAGCGCCGCCGCGCTTGGAATAGCACTAAAAATAGAAAATTCCCGCGTTATACGCCCGCCCTTAGCACCGCCGATTATGTCGCGGCGTATTGCAGGGCGAATAATTTAAGTTATCCATTCGCATTTTCTACCACTTAAAAATTATCAGTTAAAACGCCCCGCTATCTTGCGGGGTTTTTTGGCGGGTAATTTTGCCCGGTTTTTAGTAGAGGCTAGAAAATGCAAAAAATCCATTATGAATTAGCCGCGCGCTTGCGCGCCGTTAAAACCCGCGCCGAGGGTTATTCTAAACATAATCCCGAGGGCGCCTATAAGAGCGCGCTAGAATGGCAGGTTAAATATGGGCGCCCCGGCTGGCGCGCGTATGAGAGCGCCAATTCCTACAATGAAGCGGGCGATCTATGCTTATACAATCTCGCCGATTTTGATCCTATACCCCTGCAAGATATAAGCCGCCGCGCCTTTGATTACATGGGCTATTATGCTGATAATTTTGAATGTGAGATAGTGCGCCCTTATATTGTGAAGATCAAAACAAGCCGGGGCGCTTTTATTTGCCCCGCCATTGATTATTCCGATAGCGATCAAGCCACAATTTATATTAGCCGCGGGCAATTAGCCCCGAGCGATCCCCAAGATACGGCGCACGAATGCGCTATATATGACGCGGCGCGAATTGCCGATAGTATCGCCGAGCGCTTGGGCGATCAAGGGCGCGAATGCGACGCGCAATATCAGGCGGAGCAGCAAGCGGACGATCTAAAAGATGACAACAAACAAGCGCTAAAAGAGGCGCGCGCCCTTGTGCAAGCGATCCGCGAGCAGCGCCATTATTCCAATATCATGACGCCTATTTGCGATCTATTAGCCGATAAATTGCGCGAATTGCGGGCAAGTATTCGCCGCAATAATGCGCGAATTGCCGCCTTAAATGATGATTTTTGGCTAGCCGTCAATTAAATATGATTAGATAAACAATACCGCCTTATAGGGCGGCTTTTTTCTTTTAGCCCCTAGCCCCTAGCTATATGCTAGCGGCTATCCGGCGGGCTATTGTCGCGAATATCGGGCGCGCTAAAGGCGGGCGGGTTATTGGCGAGAATGGCGCCCCGTGCTCTATTCGCAAGCCGCGCGCCTTGCGTGCTATCTTGCGCCCTTTAAAAATTTGAGTATATCGCGGCGATATATAGCCGCCCGCGCCTTATGTTATTAAGGGCGCGCCCCGCTAACCCTGATAAACAAAGGGCGGCAAGGTTTTGCCCTTGCGTAAACTTAATGTAAAACTTTAAAAAAGCGCCGTAAACTGTTGATTTTGCTATGTTTTTTGATTTTCTAAGGGTAAACCCTATGATGCGTTGCAACATGAAACCCAAAATCAGGGTTTTTGCAAAAAAGATGGGGCTACTCGCTGCGTCTGGTCGGCTATGTAGTCACAACCCAACAACCCAGCATCCGCTTTTGCCCCTAAGAGGATTATTTTGTTTTGGTAGGGCGCCCGCCTAAAGCGCCATTCTTTTGCACGGCTTGGGTTTTAGCAGGCGATGATACATGCCCGCCCTTTGTTCCTAAAGCTTTAGCTGCTTTTGACAGCGTAAACTTCACGGCTCCAGAATCGTTACGAGTTGGTTTGTTCATATTATTTTCCATGAAAAATGCTAAACCTAAGCGCTTAGGGTACCCTAGTGTAACCTACATGGGGTATACATGACATATCCTTCGGGCGCGGACAACAAACGCAGGATTGCCTTGCTCTCAATCAATTCAGCCAGCTTCATTAGTTCTGGCTCAACGCACACAATTTCCAGTGCGTTAAAGCCAGCCTGTTCACTAAGATCAAATAGTTCTTCTTGAGTCATTATGCGCTCCGTTTCATATCTAATACTACGGCTTTTGGCTCTGGCGGTACCTCAATCATACGCCGTAAATCCGATTTTTTGTATTGATCCTGAACCTCTGGCGCCACAAAAATATGCTTCTTGTTGGGGTAATCGTTCGATGCAATCCGCCCCATGTCTACCCAACCCGCCTCTTTAAGTGCATGAAGCAAAGCGCTTTGGGGTACCTTGGTTCCCGATGGCGCAAGGCTAGCTAGCTTATCGCATACGATATGGAACGGCGAGCCAATCACGCCGCGAGCAAACTCACCGACGCGGTTTTTGAGCATTTCTACGATAAATGACTCAGCCATTGACCTACCATGCTCGATCAAGTTCATCTTGAACTCAGTCATCCCCGGCGTTTCGCCCGGGTTAAAGTGTGATACGTCGCGATCCCACAAGCTAGCAGTTATTTGCTCAAAGCCCCCAGCGTTATACCAATCCCAGATGCGTTTACCTTCACCATTAGTCATGCGAGGTGTATCCGATTGGATACAAAACCATCTTCTATCTTGTGATGCCAAACTAATAGGGATTTGCTCGTTTGAGAATGCCAATACAAATAACCTATTAGCCATCTGATATGGGTGTAAACCCTTACGATTAATGTTGAGCATTTCAGGTGGCGCTGCAATGATTGGTTTGAGTTTGTTAGCCAATGCACGGCGGGCTGCTGCGTCTGGCTCTTTTAGCTCATTGATGATGAGAATCTCTGACTCGAGGTCATACCCCCATTGCGAATGCAAGCTATCGCTATCCATGTAGCCGCGGTTCTTGAGCCGCGAGCCGCATACTGACCAGATAAACGGCGCCCACATGGTATCTTTACCGCAACCTTCATCGCCCACATGCAATACTGCATGGTTAATTTTGATGTTTGGATGCTGCAACTTGAACGCCATAATATCAAGCAAATGGTTGCGGTCTGCCTCGATTGGTACAAGGCGCTCGAGCAAGTCTGTCCACATGGATATGTCACCAACTTCTACATCTTGTATATCGGGTCTAGCATCTACCCAACGATTGCCGTACACATCACCTTCACGCCCAACGAATACGGATTCGCCAGCCGCGTAGGTAATACCAACTAAAGCTTTGGCATTGTGAGCTTGTCTGTTTTCGTCGTAACAGACTGAGGCTTCAATTTTGCGTCCTGTGTGAACTGATCGGCAATTAATATGTCGAAATATTGCGTTAAACGTGCCTCTAGAGATCTCCCGTCTTTCGACAAGATCGAAGTAAGCGTCGTCGTCTTGGACATACGCAAATCGTTCATACCAATCTTCCTTTTCTATTCTGGCTAACTCTTTTCTTTCTATTTCCGCAATGATTTTGGAAGCATCAGAAAACATGGTTGTTGGCGTAATTAGCTCTAAAGCCTTAGCCATTTTTTCGGTTAATAATTCGGAACGAACTCCGGGTTGATGTTTGGGCGCGCCATTGTCGGCTGCCCATTCAAGATAAGCATGCGAATCAAACGACTGGCAATGCTCGTGATAGCAGCAAAATGCCCGATTGACGGGGTGATAACGTGCCATTGGGTTGCCATCGCTATGTTCAGCACTGTTGGGGCAAACGATACCGTACCACCCAGCGCCGTTGGCACGTTCGAGCAGCATGCCGTTATCGGAGATCCATTGCAGTATATCGTCGTCACCATCGTCAGTGAGCGCGATACGCTGCATGGAGGCTGTGTCTGCATCATTCGGCACAACCCCCAGCGCGTCGCAAATTTGCTCAAGCGTAAACTCACGCTCGGCATTAAATTCTATTAGTTTGGCAGCAAAGTTATCCTTGCCAGCCTTTAGATTGATAGAGCCGGGTACGCGCACGTTACGCACTGCGTTCGTGGCTCCCCCATCAGTGTATCCAGCGGCAGCAATCGCCGTAATTGCAGCGGTGAACTCACCTTTAGATGGCTGGTTATCAAAGTCAAATATGTAACCCCACTGCTGATTGCCGGGAGAGGTTTCGATCTTCCATGTTGGCTCGAGCGGGGGCGTCTTGGACTTGGTGCCGATGTCATCTAGCATCAAAAAGAGCACATGCTCGCAATTGGCAGATGAGGCAGACAATTTGCCACCTTCGAATCGATCAATGATAAAACTACCTGTGTTGACATACAACGCGGTATCGGGTTTTATCTTAGTTGGCAATGAAGGCAACCAAGTGTATTTTGGGGTGCCATCGTTATGCAGAACAGGCTTACCTTCTTTTTTAACAGGTTTTTGCTGAACTAAAAGTAGTGTTTCGCCTTCTGCTGGGAGTTTTGCTAAATATTCAATGAAATCAATCTGTGATATTATTTTGGAAGCCATTTAATCCTCTAGTTATTGGTTAGAAAAGGTTTGAATCTCCGTGGGTTCAAACCTTTTCGCTTTATTGGACGGACAGTTTACTACTTTCCGTACCTTGTCATAATCTTTACTTCTACATCTAAGGGCAAACCCTCACCCCAAGCTGGCGCTGCACGCATAACGGATTCCATCTCAGATTTTACTTCTTCTGGGCGGTCTGTTTCTATAACGATTTCATCATGGACGTGGAGAACAACATTATCCAACTGGCGTAAAGAATGACGCAATATATCGTTAGCAACAGCTTGAGTAATATTTTCACAAGCTAAACCTTTCCATAATCTAGCTCTCGCCCATTCAGTAGCCATCGCAGCCGGTTTCCACGCAGCTTTGGCGTAAGAAATCCCTTCCTCATCTAAGCGGGCGTATGGGTAGCATAACACGCGCCCACTTGGAAGTGCATACCAAAGATGCTGAGTGTCATACAAATACGTTACGCGACCCGCGCTAAATTCATAGCCCGGATTACGCATCGCTCTGGTATAGGCTGACTCAAGTTCTTGCCAGTAATGCACCGCCCACTGGTTTGCCCTACGCCACGCATCCACCGTTCGCTTGGCGTCAGATTCGGGTAAAACCACACCGTAATTACGACCCATCGCACCAAAAGCACCAATACCACCACCATAACCACATGAAAGAATAGCGACTTTGCCAATCTGTCTGCGATCAGAAGTAATGTCTGATTCATCGCAATGAAAAATTCCCGCAGCTTCTCTAACATAAATATCCTTTCCAGAGCGAAACACATCGAGTACGCTCTCAGCCGACGGCTGATTTGAAAGCCACGGATTACACCGAGCTTCAATAGCCGCCCAATCTGCTACCACTAGGTATTTACCCTTAGATGGAATAATGGCTGGACGTAACATTCCTTTTAGCACATCGGTTACTCTTTTGCCATACTGCGGCACAATATCGTCACCTTTGACCATTGCAGCGCGAACAGCTTCAGGGTTTTTAGCACATTTACGAGTAAAGTTATGCACCTGTAGCCCAAAGCTAGAAGCTCTTCCCGTAGCTGAACCGCCGTTAAACATAAAGGCACCACGAACGCGGTGATCTTCTTCATCAGCCAAGTTCACCATGCGCTGAAATTTGGCTACTGAAGATGCCCACAAGTCGTCGGCGCATTGAATAACATCAGCTACATGTGGCGGTACTTCGTCTGGGTTTTCGTCTGCGAAAGCAAGAAGAGTATTTCGGACGTTTTTGTCGATTGAATATTTCTTTCGACCCTCTTTATAACTTTCCATAAGCTTGAGCGCTTCTTCACCAACCCGCGACTGAACCCACTCCCGCATCTTGGGAGAACGAACTGAAGTGATTTCGCCTTCTGTGATTTCAACCACAAGCTTTTGTACTTCCGCGATCTCTTCTTCCGAGTAAAGCATAGCAGCTTGGGCGAGTGGGACGTCGACCAATACGCCCATATCATTAATGCGCTCGTTGATATGGTAATCATCTAATTCTTCCTTTGATAATGGACGCATCAGTTTGCTAATGTTTCGCATTACCCGAACGTCCTGCTCACAATACTCAATCATTTCTTTCATCAGCTCTGGATCATCATTAAATATTCCGTCGGACTGTGGGATAGATAGAGCGCGAACCAGTTGTGATCCTCGAAAATCCTTACGCATCGAAGCGCCAGCAAAACGACCAACATCTTCCAATGATCCGGGAGCGCAGTTGGCTCGCGCTTGCGTAGCGGTGCAATAGAATTGCTCGAGCTTGAAATTAACCTGCAAGACATACCAAAAGATTAGACGCTCAAACGCAGCGTTGTGAGCATAAATCATGCCTTCATGCCGCATGACTTCTTCTGGGAACGGCATGTCAGGCGTCCACGTTATAACATCGTTATCACCAAAGGCATATGACATACACAACACTTCTGTTGAGATGTCTTGCGCGTAGTTGTACACGCCTCGCGTTAAGAGATTGCAACGGGACTTTGTTTCAAAGTCCACCCAAAGAATGGGCATTATTTACCTTGTTGGTGCTTACGCCCCGAGCCCTTACGCGTATGCGACAAGCTCTTGGTGTGATGCACTTTCTCGCTCTTGATACCAAGACTTGGGAAAATATTCTTGATGTTCACTTGTGCGGCGCGAACCATCGCTATTTTTACTTCGCTGATTTGCCGACGTTCATCCGGCGTTAAATTTGATCTGTCTACCATGATTGTTCCTCTAGTTAAATTGGGTGGGGTTCAGAGTCTTTTTAGTCGTACACCTGCGGCTTGTTGAGCTGAATAGTGTCAGTGAACCCCATGTGACTACATTGTGACTACATTGTGACTACACTGCTGCGCGGCGGCGGCGCACTGGTGCCGCTGGAGCTGCTTCTGCCTCTTCTACTTCTGGTGCCTCTAGTTCAGGTGCATCGGTAGCGGATTCAACATCCATAGATTCAAAGCGGATTACACGGATCTTAGGCGTATAAACCTTACCATAAGACTTGTGAGTGTAATGCTCTGTTTCTAAAGCTACGATAGCTACTGGCTTGCTAGAATCTTTTTCAATCTGCTCGGCAATCTCTACACCCAATGCTTGGATGGCGCGTTTGCCGCCGGTTGCTGTGGTAGCCCAACGAGCTGTTAGCCCCTTGTCATCGCCATTAATGCATTTCATTTCTAAACCTACTTGTACTTCCCAACCTTTTTTAGCATTGGCTGGTGCTGGCTCTAACTCTGGTAATGGCTGATTGATGGGAACCATCTTCTCGCCTAGTACTTCAGACGCGCCCCATGCGATGTAACCATGTACAAAGCTAAAAGGATTGATCGCCCATTCGGAACCATCTTGCGTTTCAGTTTGATCTGAACCAAATACCCAATGACCTGTTTTGTCCATCTTAATAATTACGGTACCAACATCGGTAACGGTGGCTAAGTTAGACTTTAAAGCCTTAGATAAATCTGCTACTGCTGGTAAACCTGCGTTTTTAAATGTTGTTAAATTGCTCATTGCTCTTTGCTCCTAGTTAAGTTTGTTTAAGGCAGCGGTAAGTTGCTTGCCGATTTGTAAAACTTCTGGTCTGGGATCGCTCTCAGATACCAAAGTACTGCCACTACTTACTGCTACTACTAAATCTTTTGGTACTTCTTTTCCAAAAGGCTTTAATGCTTTTTCCATCTGCGCCGGTGATTTGAGTTTGCGTGGTTCATAAACTACGCCGCCTTCATATTTAGAGAAATGCAACTCGGCTTCTTTTTCGTCAGCCCATTGTCGAATGGCTCTTTTAGCTACTAGCTTAAAGCCCGGAACCTTGACGTCAGCTTCCAACATCTGCTGCGCTAGGGCGCGTAACTCTTTAATCCACTCTTCAAGCGTATCGGCTTGCTGCAAATAAGTGCCAATCAATTCGGGTTTTAAATCTTTCAAAGCAAGTTGCGTAGATCGAGCTACGGAATCCGTCATGATTGGGCAAACAGGCTTGGCAGCGCACCAACGGCAATGGCTACCCGATTGCATTGGTGCATCTTTGCGTTTGGCTTCTTTAACAGCTATGGATAATTGTTGCTCAAACTCTTTGATGCGCTCAGGCGTTGTGACCCAACGGCGCATTTCGGGCGGCTGAACAATAATGATTTCAATCTCTTTAGCGCCTTCAAACGCCCATTTGGTTTTCGCGGTACGCATAGCTGCCGCGGCATAAAACATGCCTTGATAGTTCTCTTCCGCGTTCACAATCACGCCAGAACCAAACTTCCAATCAAGCACAATGGCTTTATCACCCATGCGACCAATTAAATCAGCCGAACCAAACACACCGGGCAAATAATCACCAAAATCAACTTCAGACTCGACTGTGTAGTCCATCTCAAAATTAGGGTCAACTTCTGCTAGCTTATGTAAAGCAGGAACGATTTTGTCATCGTACAACTCTTGCGTAATTTCAAGTTCTTTATATTTAAAACCAATGATGGATTCAGGGGGGTCAAGTGGGTGCTCAAGAATTTCTGCAATTGCGTTATGTAGCAATGTTCCTTCATCGGCGTATTTGCTAGAAGGCTTGGGTGGCATCTTGGCGCAGAGCGCTACAGAAGCAGGGCATTTGATTACCCGTGAAGCGGTGGAACCGCCTACAATTGCTGAATGCTTTGCCATTTTTCTTTGTCCTTTTTTCTTTAGAACTTTCAGTGTAACAGATTATTTTTTAAGTGCAACACTTTTTATGATATATTTCTTATGAATGAACGCGAACGTGAAATAGAAAAGTACTTTGTTTGGTCAATGGAGTCTATTGGTGGAAAAACCTATAAGTTCAAATCTCCTACACAACGCGGCGTTTCAGACCGTATTGCTTGCATTCCTAACGGCAATACATGGTTTGTAGAATTAAAGCGACCCAAGGGTGGATACCTGTCGCCGATGCAAGAAATATTTAAAGATGATGTTGTAGCTTTAAAACAACGGTACGCCTGTTTATACACGAAAGAAATGATTAATGAATGGATTGCTAAAGCTTAGAGATTATCAAGAAAAAGCCGTTGACTTTTTGTATGAAAACGATAGGGCGATGATTCTAGCATCAGTGGGCGCGGGTAAGACCGCGATTGCTTTAACTGCCATGAATGAAATGCTTGTTAACAAATTTGTTAAGCGCTGGCTAGTATTAGCTCCCAAGCGTGTTTGCACCGACGTATGGCGTCAAGAACGGGATAAGTGGACTAAGGGTTTATCCTTATCCGTTTGTATTGGTACTCCTAAGCAACGAGCTGAAGCCCTTAGATCCAAGTCCAAAGTTGTAGTGATTAATTACGACAACATTCAATGGCTCACCGAGCAATATTTAGATTTTGATGGTATTGTGTTCGATGAGTTAACCAAACTCAAAAACCCGTCTGGCACACGGTTCAAAGCCCTCATTAAAGTGCTCGATCCCATAAAGATTCGTTGGGGGCTTACCGGATCCTTTACCAGCAATGGTTTAGAGGACGTCTTTGGTCAGTGCAAGATCGTTGACCAAACGCTGTTAGGTCGTAGCAAGGGCGCGTTCTTACAACAATACTTTGTCTGTATCAATCGCGATTTCGGTGAATGGCAACCCAGATTAGGATCGTTAGAATCAGTAATGCAGCGTATTCGCCCGGCGACATTTTTACTTGAGTCCAGCGAATATAAAGACAAGCTCCCACCA